AGAGTGTGTATGTCTCCATCGACGCCGCAGGCAATGTGTTCTCGGTGGAGCACACGGATAACAAATCGCTGACGGAAGCGATGGACCGTGTGAAAGAGTTAAACGCCTTCAACCAGTACGCAACCATCCTTGTAGACCAGACTGGCCTCGGACAAGGGCCTGTCGAAAGTCTACAACAAGAGGTCGGGCCGAAAGTTGAAGGATTCAAATTCACGAACGAGAAGAAACAGTCGTTGTACAACACGTTGAAGCGGAAGATGCAGCAGGGGGAAATTCAGTTCTACTACGTTCCCGGCAAGAACGACCTCGATGAAGTGATGATGTACAACCAATGTCTCGAACTCAAACGAGACTGGACACCGAGTGGCAAGATAAAGATTGAGGCTCCAACAGGCGGCCACGACGACTTCTCCGACGCACTGGCCCTCGCAGTATGGGCACAGTCGCAGAAGAACAATGCACGGCACGATAAACAGAGTATGAAGCCGTTTAATCTTGGGAGCCTCCGATGACGACGCTGCAACCAATCGAGGACTTGCCGTTTATCAGTGTTGATGAGCAGAATAGAATACGAATACAGTTTGCGGAAATTGAGCAACCTATGGCACAATTAGAAATCACAGATGGACGACGACTCAAGTCGGGCGACACTGCCCCAACGTTTGAGGCAACGCTCCGTAAAGAGAATGGCAACCGCTTCGAAGTACCGGACGAAGCGACTGTTCTCTTCGGAGCACGTATCAAAGACTTTGACGATGAAGAGCACGACTCAGAGTTTATTACAGGCGGCGCTGACGAACCTTTTGAAAACTATTCAGAAGGAAGCGTTGTTGATGCAGTAAAGGGCAACATTGCGTTCGACTGGCGAGATGCAACGACCACTGACCAAGCAGGGACATACGAAGCAGAAGTGCGTATCGTATGGAGTGATAATGGCGAAGACCTCGTTAAAACATTCCCATCCCGAGACTTCAGTGAAGTAACAATTCGAGAGGGACTATAAATGGCACGTCGGAATAGTAGAGCGAGTCAACTGGCTGGAGGGTTATCACGCTCTGTCGGCGAACTTGTAAATCAGTCCAACCAGACGTATAACCCACGCTCTTACGACAGTATGGCGAACAAGCCATTTATTGTCCAGCGAGATGATTACGATAGGGAGAAGCCACCCAAGGACGAAATGAAAAAGTATTGGCGTCAGTACGAGACGACGCCAATTGTCCGAAAGCCAATTAACGCCTTCGCCAACCGGATTATCGAACCGGGTTACTACATCGAGGCACCTGATGACGCCGACCAAGATGTTATCGATGAGTTGCACGAGTGGCTTGAGAATGCGGCCATTGTGGAGGGGGAGTTAGAGCAAGACATCTACTTCCTCATTAAAAAGGCTGCGATTCAGCGAGAGGTCCGTGGTACTGCCATCATTGAGAAGGTCTACGCAAAGGAAGACCGAGATGTACTGATGGCGTTAAAGATGCTCAATCCTGAGACGATTCAAGCAAACACTCGCCCCGGACAAGCAATTCTACTCGACCCCGAAGACCACGAGCATGAGGATTGGGACCCGCCACTTACGCCAGAAGGAACGGCTGCGGCGTACCTACAGGATTTGTCCGAAACACAAGTCTCGTGGGGTCGAACGGAAAAGATTCGACGCATTGGCGCAGGACCAAAAGGTGACTCACGGTATCCAAATCGTGTCGGCTTCGAGCGAGATGACATCATCAAGCTGACGCGAGACGCTGATACTGGAGAAATCTTCGGTACGTCTCGTATCGAGACCGTCTCTGACCGAATCGATGGCTTGAAGCAGAAGCTACAGGATAACGACGAGGCGATTGCCTCTAAAGCGTATCCCCTATGGCTCTTCCGATTCGGTGTCGGACCTGACGCAACTCCGTGGTCTCGTGAAGACATAAACAACTTTATGACTAACCACGAGATGGAGAATTTCCACCCCGGCATGAAACAGGGAGTTCGGGGAGACGTTGAGATTGACACTATCTCTGGAGAAGTCGCAGACATCGGCGAAAGTCTTCAGTTCGACTTAGACTGGATTCTTTCAGCAATGCCGATGGCCCGTCAAGCACTTGGCGGGTTCGCCGGACAAGCGTCTGGTGGCGGTGCAGAAGTCGCTGGTATGGCCCAAGAGAACAACATCGTTCGACAGATTGAGGATGCTCGGAAGGAGTTGTCTCACAGATTCACGCCATGTATTCAGGACAAAGCTGAAGAGCTTGGCCTTGATGAAGAAACAGCACTCTCTGTAAAGTTCCGCGTTGGCGACCCCAATCAGGAACGCCCTGACGAAGACCCCGGAATGTCTACATCCAGAATCGAGTACCACGGTGTTGGTAATGATGAGGGTGATGGTGATGGCCAAATTGATGCACCACCTGAACAGATTCCACCGGGTCAGCAGCAGGAAGATGAAGACGATGAGCCAAGCGATGCAGACATTGGCCCATTCGGAGACCGTCGTGGAATCGTCACCGCGACAGAAGCCTCTGAGCTGTCCACAGCGCAACTTCAGGGCGCAGAGGATGAACTACACTCACTCATCGAAGAAACCGTTCTCGGAGTACGTGAGGCGGCTCTCGATGATACTGAGCAGAGCTACCGTAACTCGGCCACAGAAGCCGCGTATAAGTTCCCACGAGCAATCAACGACTACATCGACCGTGCGACCAGTCGTAACTTCGAGCGAGACGTTGAGCGTATTGTAGAGGATGAGCTACGCACTGTTAAGTACGCTCGTGACTACTCAGTTGAGCACAAGAACCGTGTGAACCAATTCAGCAGTGATATTGTGAATGCAACATACGAAGTTCTGGAAGACATGGCATNCGANATGCGTGTGCAATTTAAGCGAGGCGCACACGACAATGACGAGTGGGATACTGTTCGTTCACGCTTAGAGAATGTGTGGGATAGCGGGTCGATTTCCTCACGTGCGTACATTGTTGCTCATATGGAGCTACACAATGCCCGAGAAACAACGAAACTCACAGAATTTGAGATGATGGATGACGTTGTTGGAGTTCGTATCCACAACCCTGACTCGTCAACACCACTAACACAAGAAGCACACGGTGTTGAAGCATTCTTCGACGATGGGGCAATTGGGCATCAGTTCCGTGAGCAGATTCCCGATAGGTTCTACCACGAAGGATTTGACCCACTTCCAACAACACCACCATACCACTTTGGCGACACGACTGTGCTTGAGCCAATCTTTGACGATGAGGTGGAGAAAGATGAGTGAGTTTAACGAATTAGATGTCGTCAATTTCCAAGGAGAGACTGGGATGATTGTTACAACAATCACCGAAGATACTGAATGGTATCCTGACTCCGATGACGAGGATGAGTTTTACGAGATTGAAGCGTCTGAGGATGAGCCAGTATTTCTCGTTGCATTAGAAGAGGAAACAGTACCAGCACTCCCTGAGCAACTTGAAACGGATTCATGGGATGAGGTTGAAGAACCATTAGACATGGATGAAATTGATGATGCGGCGGATGGCTCCCAGTTGTCAGAAGCCTATTACACTGCGGAACATCCCGAAGACTTCGATGAGTTTATGAATGCATTGAATGAGTTGGGGCATTTAGACGACGAGCAGCTTGAGGCAGAGCTTGCGTCTCCGGCGATTGACTTACCCGGCGCTCGAACTGCGGGTATNGGGTTTGCCACNGACCCACCGGGTTGGAGCAGAAGCTCCTATCTCAAAGCGTGGCGCACATTTCGTGGTAAGTGGCGTGTTTGCTATCCACGAATGATTCGACACTTTGGCCCACGAATGGCCAAACGGTGGTGTAGCGCACTCAAAGATGAGGTGTACCAAACAACACGATGGCGAGTAAGAGGATGGTAATATATGACAGAAAAGTTTAAACTACCAGAAGAAGTAGAAGATGGTAATTGGTATAGAGACGCACGGGCTGCTGTACGAGATGCATCGATAGATAACCGCAGCGGCTTTCAGGAGTATATCACAGCAGAGCGAACAAATATTATTAATATTTCTTCGACGTACCCACTCTCAGGAACAAGAGAAGTGTGGGAGAATGTTGAAGATGGTTCTTCTGAGGAGCGTTTGCACATAGACGAAGGAACGGCTGACCCGTCATGGATACGGACAACAGAGCGTGCTCGATATATCCCCGGATATGAGGCGCAGGTAGGTGTTGGTGTCAGAATCCCCAACACTGACATTGTTGATGATGCCGTGATGCGTTGGGGGTATTTTGAGAATATTAATGATACTGTTGAAAATATTGGGTCAGCATTCTACTTTGGTGTTGATAAAAATGGGGTATTTGTTGCCAAGAGTAAAACTGAAAACGATAGCCCAACACGGGTGTATCAAGAAAACTGGAATGGTGATAGATTAAGCGGTAATGGTGGTTCTAAAAACCCGAGTGGGCTTGAGTTAGACTTATCTGTCGGCATTGTTTGCCAGATTGAGTTTATTTACTACGGGTATGGTGCGACGAAGATGCAGTTTTGGGTTTACAACAGCAAGCGTCGTTCGTATGAGAAGATTGTTGCCCACGTATTTAAGTTTGATGGTGAGCCATCACTTGATGAGGTAAATCTCCCAATCCGTGCCGAAATACTTTCAAATGAGCCAGTATCGACTGATTATGATATGTTTATTGGAGGACGACAGTTCTCCACCATTGGACAATACACGCCTGTAACGCGACCTGCATCTCATGCTCGAACGTCTGCTGTTTCAATGGATGCTGATTCGTGGAGCCACGCGATTTCTTTCAGAGCTAAAGATGGTTTTGAAAATATTACAGCTCGTCTTAATTCTGTCCAAGCATTCGCTGAAGATGATTCACGGTTTATGGTTCGGAAACGTCTTGATGAGCCGGGTGATGCAACGTGGAACGCACCATCTGAAAAGGACCCATCAGAAACAGCGATGGAGGTTTCTGTAGATGGCTCCTTTGACGCAACTACTGGCATAAAAATGCACGAGGGATTGTTACAAGGTGGACAAGGTAATCGGCAAGCTGTTGCATCTGGCACAGTTGATGTTCCAATTGGTGATAGAGAGATTGTGTCACTGTTCCTACGGAATATTGGTGGTACTGGTTCTTCGAAAACATCGCTTGTCAGATGGACGGAGGAGTGGTAAACTGTGAACAACACAGTTATGACGGTAGTTAGCGGGGACCTTTAAGTATGCCGACCCATAGCCTATATAAACGAGACGAACGATGACAGTCGCTACTACTCAAATCAACGTCACTTCACGTGAGTCTCATCTCGCCGAAGGCTCTGCACCGTGGACGATACACGGCATTGCCATCGGCGCAGATGACGTTACGAAAGGTAGTAGTGGCATCAAAAAGTATTGGCCAGCCGAGGAACTTCAGGAAGCAGCAGAATCTCTTGAAGGGCGACCCCTCGTTGTAGACCACGATAACTCCGCAGCAGGTGTTGTTGGACGGATTACTAAGGCTGGCTGGAAAAGCGATGTCGGTGTCATTTACGAAGCTGAACTCTACGACGAGGATTATGCGGAGAAGGTTGACAATGGTCTACTGGAAGTTTCCGTCCGTGGATACCACATTCCAGTAGAGGAAATGGACCGGCGTCCCGAAGATGGGGCAAAGATTGTCGAAAATATTGAATTTGACAATCTCTCCATTGTTCCGAAGGGAGCTGCACCGAGTAATACGCTCAACATGGGCGAACACTCTGAGCTTGCAGCAGCCGAACTTTCTGCTGCTTTGAGTGATATGGAATCNGTTGAGAGTGGGTGGAACCATCTTGACGGTGTAACCATCGCCCGACACCAGCAAAGTAATGGTAACTCTGTTGTAATTGATAGAGTTGAATGGCCACACTTTGATTTTGTCGTTCGTGTGTATAAATTCCACGAGGAAGCCCGCGACTATACGGAGAAGCTTGGACATGTTCAGCTTGAAGCAGGAGAGCACGAAGATGTCGAAGTAGAACTGTATGAGCCGTTGGAGGATGGAACACACGAACTGCAAGTACACCTTCACGAACACTCACATGTCGAGGAAGAAGGTGGAAATGGTATTGGACCACACTCACAAGATGATAACCCAACTGTTGAAAACATGTATGTCGCAGTTGGCGAGTCTGCTGAGTTGGCAGAGTGGACGACTGGTGACTGGGTTCAGTGGGGAGACACTCAAGGCATCATTCTTGTCGGGCCGGAATTAGACGACCAAGACGAACCACTCGTCGAATCGTATGAAGAGACTGACGATGGTGAGTGGTATCCGACTGGTGAGGAAGAAACTGTTTCAACGCAGTCACTTTCTGAGTGGGATGTTGACGAAGATAACATCACCACACCACCCGACGATGATGACGATGACACCGACGAGGAAGAAAATTCCCCTGAAGACGAGCTTGACTTTGACGTAGGCGACCGTGTTTCGTGGCACTCCGGNAACGGTGTTGTCACAGACTTCGTTAAAGGAGAACTGCTTGTCGAACCATACGCCAAAGACGGCGATGTGTGGACGGCTACAGGCTTTGAAGTAGAGGTACACCCAACTGACGCAGAAACGTGGAATGTCTCTGCTGAGTACATTGATACACGTGGAAGAGGTGTCAACCTTGAAA